TCAACCTTCGTTTGAGCAATCAGGCCTAATATCTATTGTCGTAGGTGCTGGAGCTGCTTGGTTCGGACTGTATGCTGGTACATCTAATTCATCTAAGAGTTTTAAAGGTGAAGATAAGTGAGGCTAAAGAAACACATATACATAATAGCTTTAGCTGTTCTTTTGCTACCTGTTTCTTTGTTTGCAGATCAAACTGGCGATTGTGATGCTGGTACGCAATATTGTGAGGCTAACACCTTAGACACTACGAACACAACCACAACCACGAATACAAACACTAACACAAATACGAATACTAATACTTCGACTTCTACATCGACGGCTACTAATACCAACACAAATACGAATACAAACGTAAATACCTCGACTAACAGTAATACAAATGTAAATACGAATACGTCGAATGTGACGCAAAACTCTACAGTAAATCAAACTGTTAATAACAACTCGACCTCTACAAATACGAACGTAAATCAGAACACTAGCGTTTCAGAAAACACAAATATAAATCAATCAACTTCTGAATCTAACGTAACTACTGATAACACAAATAACAATTTTAACGAGAGCGTTAGTCAGTCAACTTCTGACAACACCAATAGAAATATTAATGAAACCAACTCGACGCAGACTATAAATCAAAATGTAGATACTAAAGCGCCACCCGCGTCTGCTATAGCTCCGAGCATAATGAGTTACTCTCAAGACTTATGCACAACAGGGATTAGTGGGGCGTTTCAAGGTCAAGTGTTTGGTTTATCAGGTGGTAAGGCAGTTGTAGATGAAAACTGTGAAAGATTGAAACTCAGTAAATATATTTACGACATGGGTATGAAGGTTGCAGCTGTGTCAATATTGTGTCAAGACGTAAGAGTTTTTAAGGCTATGAACATGGCTGGTACACCTTGTCCTTATGAGGGCAAAATAGGACAAGAAGCTAAAGACTTGTGGCAATCTAATCCACACAAAAGACCAGACGTAAAAGAGGCAGAGGCAGATTATGTAAGAAAATGCACAGCCGAAGCCAACCCAAAAAGAAGTCAAATAAAAAAAGATGTCGTAGGCTTTGTGAAAAAAGGTTACACACGAAAAACAAAAACTGACAGACAATGCAAAAAAGAATTTTATGCTTTGTCGTAATTGGATTATTTAGCTCTAGTTTACTAAGCCAATATACTTACGAAGCCAATCAACCTTTATATGATTTGCATGACAATGCGAATAACTTTGAAGGCGAGCTGGCTTATGAGGTAGTGGATGATGGCATATCACCAGCAATAGACCTTTCTTTTAATTTTACTTTTTACGGCTCTACTTTTTCACAAGCTAGAATGGCTACTAATGGATGTTTGCATTTTGGCGACAGCGGAAGTTATTGTAATGATTACACTCCGGATCCCCTCAACGGACAACACACTTACACTCTATATCCGTTCTGGACAGATTTAATCAGAGACAACAACTCAAGAATGAAATCTTGGGGAGACTCAAGCAAAATGATATTTGGTTGGTATCGTATGCGGGAATACAACCGAAACTCCGATAACAGCTTCGAAGTCATATTGTGGAACAATAACTCTTTTGATTTTCGTTACAGAGAACTTGATATCATCAACCACGATGTTTTAATAGGTGAAGTCGGATCAAACCAAAACAATTCTTACACATATTTATTTCACGACGAATGTAATACAGGTACAACTAACTCAAACTCATGCGTAAATCAAAATTGGAACGCTACTTCTTTTAACACTCTTTTAGAAAATGGTGGTAGCTTATACGGATCTGGAGCTGGTAACGGCATAGACTGTAGCAATCCCTTAAATGACAGTAGTTGCGAGGGTTATGCAGAGGCTTATTTGGCCCAACAGTGTGGAATCAATGCTTTGTATTCTACTGAGTGCTCAGGCTATGAACAGGCTTTGCGTGATTTTGAATGTGACCAGGATCCACAATACAGTCCAACATGTTCTGGTTATATACCAGAGGTGATCGCAGTATTGGTTACACAAACTGGATTTGACGAACCAGAGACGTATCAAATTACAGAAGAGGAGATCGTCTCATTCACAGAACCTTTTGAGGATTTTGTTGAAGAAGATGTATTTGATGATTTTGATTTTGACTTTTTCTCTGATGATGAATTATTTATAGATCCAATAATAGATGTGTTGGACACATACGATCCAATTATTGAAAGCGTATCTATCGTCAGTAATGTTGATGTTGTAGATGTATTTGACGCAGAGGAATTGATTGAAGTTTTTGCACAAAACGAAATATTGGAGGATATTGAAGAAATACTTGAGGAAGAAGTAGTAGAAGAAATAATACAGGAAATCATAGAAGAAGAAGTCATAGAAGAATTAATTGCAGAAGAAGAAGTCGAAGAACAGATTGAAGAAATATTAGACGAAGAACTTATAGAAGAAATTGTTGAAACTTTTGAGGAAAATCCAAAAGGAAACAGCATATCAAGAGCTTTGAGGGTAGTAGCACAAACTTTAAGAACTGCGTCAGACAGCTACACCACACAAAACAATGCGGGTAATACAGAGGTAAATCAAACAGGCGGCATAAGCACTTCGTCCTCTCCATCTATATCGGATCAAATATTGTCAGCAAATGTGCAAAACAATACAGTTTTGCAAATGAGTGATGGAGCCGATGTTATAGGTGGCACTTCTATAACAATAACTCCTTTGGTTACGTTAGACGATTCTATTATGTCGGATGTGCAAATTAGTGATATACAAGGTCAAATTTTATCTGCTACATCTAATGTTATGACATCCTCTGAGGCAGACCAAATCGCAGATCAAATTATTGCGAACAACCTAAAACAAGAACAAGAAGACATGGAGCAAGAGCAACAAGAGTCTGGAGAGTATGCAGATCAAACAGCTTTTGTTGCGTATCTAGGTTATGTGCCAGGATTCGACAGATACAAAGATTTTACCTTACCAGATCAAAACTTGTGGTATGAAAGTAAGGTTATTTATTCTGACGCAAAGATTGATGATAACAGCGGTGCATATTACAATCTGTCGAATACAAGCATAAATAAAATGCAAAATATAATAGATGAACAGGTGAACCTATGAACTTTTTAGAATCTAAATTAGCACAACTTATAGCTTTGGCATCGATCGTAGCAACCCTAGCTGGTTTCGGTTACACAGGAGCTACTTATGTGAATAGGTTAGAAAACCTAGAGGCACAAATAGGTGGGATAGGAGATACAGAAAACGCACAGAAGGTAATTGAAGAAAGATTTGCCAGTATAGAAACATCGGTCGAGTATATTAATAAATCTATAGATAGCTTGGTCATACCCGACAATAGCGACTTGAAAGCTAGTATAGCTGGCTTGACTCTCAGTGTTGAGCGCATGCAATTAGATATAGAAGAACTAGAAGACAGCAATAAGAACCCTTTGGCTAACTAATCATACTGAGGTAGTGACGAACCATGCAACAAGTATTAATAGGAATAATAATAGTATTAGCAGTAGCTAGTTATTATTTTTTTAGTCAGAACCAAATTTTGCAAGCAAACAACGCCGTCTTAGAAGGAGCTGTTGCTACACAAGAGGAGGCAATAAAATCAATACAAGCCGACTTTGAGCTACAGACTCAGCAACTACAGGACCTTACTGTAAAAAGCCAAGCGGCACAAAGAGAGCTAAATCGCTATACACAATTCATACAAAATTATGAGCTTACTGCTAAAATTTTGACAGATCCAACAGAAATGGAGAGGAAAATTAACAATGGTACAAAACATATCATGGAGGACATCGAGAAAATTAGCGGCACTGTTGATGATCTCGATGATGGCTTGCAGTTGCAGCCTAATTCCAACTAAACAGATACAAGTTTCAGCCAAGCCTATTGAAAGAAAAATAGTGCAACCTATTATGCCTAGAGAAATAGATCTCAAGCAGCCACAATGGATAGCAGTTACGCCAGAGAACAAAGATGAACAATTAGCTAGGATAGAGGAGCAAGAGGGCGAGCTGGTTTTTTTAGCTATGACAATACCTGATTACGAGGTAATGGCCTACAACATGCAAGAAATAAAAAGGTACATAACGGAGCTAAAAGACGTTGTAGTTTATTACAGAAAAGTTACTACTGAGCAACCTAAAAATGACTAAATCACCAGACGCTTTTGTTTATAAATGCACTTTGCGTTCTGTAACCGATGGAGACACTATCCGGCTACAAACCATAGATCTCGGATTTTCGGTGCAATTACACAACAAAGCCGTCCGTATAAATGCGATTGATACCCCGGAGAGCCGTATAAATATTAAAAGATACCCGGAAAGAGCAAAAGAGAAAGAACTTGGTTTACTAGCAAAACAAAAACTGAAAGAATGGTTAGTCGGAGATATAACAATTAAATCTTATGGGACAGATAAATATGGAAGAGTATTAGCGGATGTCTTTTGTGAAAAAGGTAATGTCGCTGATTTGCTTAAAAAAGAAAAACTTGCTGTCGATTATCACGGCGGCACAAAAACTAAAATATGGGGAAACTAATATGGAAAAAATGGAAATTTCACAAGAAGGTTTAGCACTTATCAAACGCTTTGAGGGGTGCTCTTTAACCTCCTACTTATGTCAAGCAAACGTACCCACTATTGGATTTGGAAGCACTCGTGGCGTTGAAATGGGTATGGAAATATCACAAGAAAGAGCCGATGCTTTGTTATTAGAGGACGTGGCTGACTTTGAAGAAGCGGTTAATGAATGTGTTAAAGTGCCATTAACACAAAATCAATTCGATTCGATTGTAGCCTGGTGCTTCAACATCGGTGAAAACGCCATGCGTAATTCAACACTTTTGAAAGTTTTGAATAATTCTGAGTACCAAAAAGTACCAAGTGAAATGAAACGATGGAACAAAGTAACTGTAAATGGCGAGAAGGTAGTCAGTGATGGTTTAATGAGACGACGTGAAGCCGAAAGTTTACTTTTCAAAGATGAACCATGGCACGAAGTTTGACGATATGTAATACTACCCACAGACGCTATGGGCGTTTAGAGTTGGGTGGTTTTACGTCACTACCTGACCACCTAACTCGACTATGAGCGAAGTTTCTTATAAAGACTTTGATATTCTGTCTGAGACGGATAAGGCGGAGGCAGTAGCACTACTTAACAGATACGAGCAACTTGAAAAACAAGACTCTTGCCAAAACGATTTTATATCTTTTGTAAATCACATGTGGCCTGATTTTATAGAGGGCAGACACCACAAAATAATTGCTGAAAAATTTAATCGCATAGCAGAGGGAAAACTAAAAAGACTTATTGTTTGTTTGCCACCTAGACACTCTAAATCAGAGTTTGCATCAACCTTTTTTCCAGCCTGGATGATGGGTAGAAAGGGCAACCTCAAAATAATACAAACAACACACACGGCTGAACTTGCAGTGCGTTTCGGTAGAAGAGTTAGAAACATAATAGATAGTGAAGAATATCAACATATCTTCCCAAATTTGCAGCTCCAGGCAGATAATAAAAGTGCTGGTCGATGGACCACAAACCAAGAGGGCGAATCTTTCTACGCTGGTGTGGGTGGTGCAATAACAGGTCGTGGTGCGGATCTATTAATTATTGACGATCCACACTCTGAACAAGATGCTATGTCACCGAAAGCTATGGAATCTGCTTACGAATGGTACACGTCTGGACCTAGACAGCGTTTACAGCCTGGCGGAATAATTGTGATAGTAATGACAAGGTGGAGCACTAAAGATCTGGTTGGTAACGTGCTGAGA